AAAAGCCCCAAGCCCCAAGCCCCAAGCCCCAAGCACCTGCGACATATTGTCGCGCGTCATATCGCTTCTTGACACAAATTGCCGTAATGTTGCCACAATTATCATATATAATACATGACAACAAAAGGATAAAAATGGAAATAGAACAATTAAAAAGAATAGCTGATGCAATAGAAGAAATTTTGCGTTTAGTTAAAAAAGACATGGAGCCAAGTGTTAAAAAAAGAAGCTCATAAAATCACCGGCGGTCTTAGTAGACCGTCCAAGATGCCCGGGCCGGCGTATAATCTACCGGCCATGAGGTGCAAAACTGGGTCTAAATTAAGAAAAATTAAAGGCTCAGTTTGCAGCGGCTGTTATGCATTAAAGGGGCGCTATGTCTTCCCCAATGTACAAAATGCCTTAGAGCGTAGATATCAGAGCCTGGACCATGCACAATGGACCGAGGCCATGACGGTGCTAGTTAAGGACCATCCCTGGTTTAGATGGCATGATTCCGGCGACGTCCGGGACATTGATCACCTGCACAAAATTTTTAAAGTTTGCGCGGATACACCAGAAACTAAACACTGGCTTCCGACTCGTGAACCATGGGTCCAAAAAATAGAAAAAGAAAAAATTCCAAAAAATCTATGCATAAGAGTGTCAGGAACCATGATCGATGGACCATCTTCTGGATCCTGGCCCTGGACTAGTACTGTATCAACTAAAACTAGAACCTGCCCAGCTGCTGATCAAGGCAATGAATGCCGAGACTGTAGAGCCTGTTGGGATAGAGACACATCAAATATTACTTATGGTAAACACTAATCCTCCTAGACGTGCGGCATTTTGCCGCGCGTCAAAATGTCCTATTGACAAAAGCTCCAAGCGCCAAGCCTCAAGCTCCAAGCGCCGCGACAATATGTCACATTGACACAAGATGTAGTGGTGCGACGTTATGTCATATTGACAGAAGCTCCAAGCGACAAGCTTCAAGCCCCAAGCAACAAGCCTCAAGCTCCAAGCCACAAGCAGCAAGCTCCCTGATCCGTGAACCACGGTACATGGATATTGGAAAAGTTTTCGAGGCCCTCGGACCGAGGGCCTCTACAATGATAAATGTATTCTTAGGATGTGTCACATGCCATGCAATTTGATGTGGAGAAAATTTTAACTTTTTACCTTTTGTAACTTTTAATTCTACTGTGAAAAATGTCCCAAAAGTATTGTACCCCAACACGTCAGGCATACCAAGTATACTAAGATTTTCAAGCCTATTCCAGGTAATTCCTTTAGAATTTTTACGCAGTTTTTGATATAATTTTGCCTCTGGACCCATGTCTTTATCGAGGTTACAACCCCGAGCATTACTTTAATGTTTCTATTGCCCTGGCCATGGCAGGAAATCTTTTAATGTATCCTTTAAATTCTAAATAGCCTAACATATGATGAACTGTACTCCGTGATTTAACCTGCATATATTTTTTCATATCATTAAAAGTAGGCATTACTTCATTCATTTGTTTATACTCCTTTAGAAATTTAAATAATTTTAATTGTTTAGGTGTCAACATATCAGTAAGTCTCTTTAAGCTTAGGAGGAATAATAAGATTCTTTTTAGTTTCACTTTTGAATACTAACCTATGCGCAGTATGACCACTATGTCCTATAAGAGGAGTGGAATGCTCATGAACTTCCATTCGTTTTATCTCTTCCAAGTACCCATCTTTCTCTACCATAACAATAGCATTCGAAATAGCATTTCCCTGACGGCTGCCATCAGATTTTGCTTCAGTAAATTTAGATAAATATTGTTGTAAATCTTTTACCCTCATTACAATCCAGCTTTCCTAATAGAATTTTCATATTTCTTGATATAATCAGCTACCTGATCTGATAATTTTTTATTATCTTCTTCCACATCTGTTAACCTTGTTTGTAATTTTCCATTTAAATCTTGATGTAGCTTATTAATTTCTCCCAACTCTTTAATACGTGATTGTAATTTTTCAATTTGCAACGTTAAATCCAATTCACCTCTTGGATCCTGTTGAATAGTTCTATGTTCGTCCAGTTCTGAATAAGATTTAGTGGGAAATTCTTTCGCTAACTCATGTAATGTTTTTTCTTTCATTCTTGACATTGTACAATAGTTACCTTAAAATGTCAATATGGGAGTTCCAAAAAGACTTACAGAAATGCAAAAAAGATTCGCTGAATTTATAATATTTGGCGGAACTGATGGGCCTGTATCACAGGGAGAAGCAGCTAAACTAGCTGGCTACAGCCATAATAGATCAAGACAGGAAGGATCAGAATTAATGAATCCTAGACTGTCCCCATTAGTGGTAAGATATATAGGGCAATTAAGGGAAGAGAGACTTAGAAAGCATGCCGTTACTTATGATGGCCATGTAGCTGAACTGGATAGAATTAAAAATTTAGCGTTGAAGAAGGGTTCATTTTCTTCTGCAGTAAACGCTGAAACCAATCGTGGCAAGGCAGCAGGACTATACATAGAACGCAAAATAATAAAAACAGGTAAACTAGAGGACCTAACAGAAGAACAACTAGAAGCAAAGATGAAACAAATTTTAGACGACTACGAACCTCTTTTAAATGCGAGGCATATTGAAGGGGAAGCGATCGACTCATCTAAATCTTCTGAATCTTCCTCACACAAGCCAAAGGAATCATCGTCCGATCCCCAAAAGTTAAAGACCCATCTTCCTCTCGATCATAAGAAGCAAACAACTTAAGCGCAAATCTATCCTTATTATATAACCAACCCTCATTAACAGGTGAAGCTAACTTCATCTTGTTAAAAGCCCTTTCATCAGCCCAACCTGAGTCAGAAAGTATATCAATCCACTCAACTCTTACTTTTGAATAAGGGATAACGTCGCTGACGTTTTGATTCAAGCTTAATTTTCTTTTGGTTTTTCGTGGCATTGTGATATCTCGGGTTATGTTTCCGATTGAATATATCTATAAATCTCTCCATTGTAAATCTTATATATAGGGATGTAGGAGCATAGATAGATTCTCAAAATACACAATAGTTTGCTTACCCCCATAGAGACTGACGTATTGACAGATTCTAAAAAATGAAATGTCACACAATATGTCACTATTTTGGTTAAATTCATATTGATTTTACTATGTTTTTTATCTTCCTGACAGTATGACAGATTATTTTGATTTGAAAAAAAATAAATAAAATCATTTTTATCTGTGATATTACTATATGTGCCTGCCTGTCTTTCTTTTGCCATATTTCTGCCTTATTTTAGCCACATTTGATTGAATTAGCCCAAGCAATTGGGCTAATTAACTAAATCCTATTGTCACAACCAGGTTGTGCAAACGGTGACGTCAGCAGGACGGATGAAAACTGATCGCGTGAAGCGATCGAGGGAATCAGAGACATCCTGCTGACTTGGGTCAAGAACTCACCAATCCTTGTTAGATATTCTCTGTCCCTAACTGTAAAATCTGTTGTCATTATTCTCCCACTCCATCAATTGCTGGAGTATGTTTATTATAATGTGTTAATGACTTTTTATAATGTTCTTCTGTTAGTTTATGCCACCCTATACAATTACCAGTTGGAGATCTACCGCAGGTACAAGTGTCTTCTGCTTGTTTCACTTCCCATTTAGTAATGATATCGCTGATCCATTGAAACGGAAGGTTTCGTACTACCATTCCGTCGCGATACTCTTTTATTTCTCTTATTAATTCTTTTGTTTTATTTGCCATCTTTTTCAAATTCCTTAAGTAGGTCAGTAGTGTTGACCTTTACTTGTTCCTTCTCGTCTCTTTCTAATTCATGATACATATCTAGTCTTTCTAGCCATCTGTGCTTCCAGCGCTTTAATTCAGTGTCCTGAAACTTGAATTCTTGGTAATATAGGTCAGGAGTACATATCATTATGATCCCTTGTCTAATTTTAGAGCCATAAACTTCATCGTGGGCCATGGCGTATGCAGCAATTTGCATATAGTAGTCATCTACCCACTCAGCTCTTTTAGGTCTATTTGATTGTTTAAAGTCTACAATGGTTTCTAAACCGTTATGATTACATACCAGATCAGTAGAGCCAGCATACAACCCAGGATAGTGGACCATGATTTCTGATCCGTAATATTCTGAAATGGGAACGAGTCCTTCATCTATAATCTTTTGCGCCATCGGTTTAGCCTGTTGGCCAATTTCCGTAAGGTCGTCGTACCCGCTGCTTTGTATGTGTTTCTCCAGGAACTTATGCATGGCTGTCCCACGTTTGCTGCTAAGATTCTTGATTCGTTCTGCTTCTTCA